GAATAAAACAAAATTAAAGTCTATGGCAAATTCACAATTTACATATTTAAAACAAACTTATGGCAGAGCTAGTGGCAATCCTGTATACATGGATGGCACAGATTTTTATGGTCTAATAAAAAATTACAACGCACCTGACTTTCAAGACTTCTTTGAAGAAGGTGAGTTATTTGCTGCAGAAATATCAAGAGGTGCAAAAAATGTAGCAGGCATAAAGCCGGGAGTCTTACCTAGCAGATTTACGCTTCTATTTGAAGATGCAGCATCAAAGTTTTTTGATCCAGAAAATGTGAAAAAACTTAAACCTGATTTACAAGAAGCCATAAGAACAGCAAAAGAGGGTGACCCTAACGCAAGTGATTTTGACATTTGGAGACAATTAGATGATCAGGATTATGATGTAAGATTACCTATAGGATTTGATGATTGGAAAGTAATTGCTCAAAGCATGGGTAGTAAAGCTTATCAAAAGATGGGTACTATTCAAGGTAAAGAAAACACTAGTCTTTACGAATATTGGGTGAACTTAGCCGAAGATGCAGAAACAGGATTCTCTAGAAACTTTTTTGAATATGATAAAAGAAAATACGTTCTTGATGAAGATGATGTGATAGGTGATTGGAAAAGAGCTAAAGGTGCTTGGCAAGATTGGGCATCTAGATATAAGCATGGCTATGGAAAAAGTTGGGATAATGTGCAAGGCAAAGATCCTAAAGGAGGAGTTATACTTCAAAAATCTCCTAGTGACTGGGTTCAAGACTTAATAACTAGATTAGGTAGTAAAAATTTAACTCAAGAACAAGCTGATGAAATTGTTAGTGATATAGGTCAAGCTTTTGGTGGAACAAACGTCACAACCAACGGATTAGCTAAATGGTCTTTCAGTGATGAAATGTCTGATGAATTATTAACAGTACAAAAACTTATACAAAAAGCAGGTAAACAATTAATTCTTACTAGTCCTGCAGGCAGAGAGTTACTTACCTCTATGACTAACAAAAATATATTAAGACCGGGAGATATTCCAAAACTAAGAGCAGGAGACAACTTTCAAACCTTTCTAAATAATTTAAATCTTCTTAAAACATCTTCAGGTAAACAACTTGTGGATAGAACACAAGTAGAGGAAGCACTGGATGTAAATCAGTTGCTTACTTATTCAGATACTTACAAAAAAGAAGTAAAAAGAATTAAAGACGGTGTGTTAAAAACAAAAAATATAATAGAAAAAGAGATTGATAGTGTTACTTCAGGCATACTTAAAAAATTAGAAAAAGCAAAAGAAGATTTAGAAGTAAAATTGACTCCAAAATTTATTCACGATCAAGTTAAACTAGGGGAGCAAGGTTTAAGAAATTTAGATACAACACGAACTAGCTATTCAAAATTAGTTTTAGACCAATTAGAAGTTAAAAGTGTTGCCGACTTAAACCCTAATCAGGCTAAAAACTACGATGGGATTATGAGAGAATATGACAGGGGTATTGCGGCCAGATTACTTGAGCATGTAGAAACAATGACAAAAGAAGTTAACAATGCCAGTACTCCTAAAGTTGAAATAAGTCCGATAGATCAAAAGGTAGATGTGACCACAGATGATCTTGTAAAAGGTGACTTGATGATGGAAATGCTTGGCAGTGGATCATCGTGGGGTAAACAGTTCAGAGAGTTAGTTAAGCGTGGATCTGTTGATGGCACAGATCAAGTGGTTGATGATTACTTAACTATTGCTGCTTACATGAAAGGTGAAATGTTATCCAAAATACCTTTTCAAATACAAGGCATACCACGTTCTCTTTCTATGTCATCTTGGGTTAGTAGAGCTTATGCGTGGCAAAGAGGTATAATCGGAACACCTTTCTTAGGAACAGAAGCAGCAATACATGCTATAAGAAAAGGTAAGTATGGCATGTTTGAAGAAATGATGAGAAACCCAGAGATAGGCAGAATTGTTGTAAAAATGTTGGAAGATGGTGAATCGCCTAGTTTTAAAGACAACCAAATACTTGAAGCAGCTTTCATACGAATACTTGCAAGAAATCAATATGAAGCAGAAAAAGACGATGATCCTGAAACAAAAAATTTAAATGAGTTTTCTAAAAAATTAAAAACTAATAAACGAAAGAGTATAGATAAACAAATGGAAGATATGTCCAAAAAGACTTTTGTTCCGTCAGTAGCAATAGATAAAACAAAAGAAGTAGCAGGCGAAATAATTGAAAAAATAACACCGTCATTTCTAGAAGGAGAATAATAAAATGGCAAAAATGACTGAAAAACAAAAAGAATTGGCTGCTATGTATGGCAACCCAAATGAGATTACAAGAGGTGATATAATCACTGCGGCCAAGAAAAATAAAAGTGGTAAAAAAGAATACAATAACGGACAGCGTAGATCTGCCATGTATGGTGGTACAATTAGAAAGCCTATGATGTTAGGTGGACTTGCTGAACAAAACAAACCTCAAGGCACTATGTCAGCTAAGACACAAGACGCTATGGGTATGATGACTCAACAAAAGAAGTTTGGTATGGGTTACAATCTTGGTGGTGCTATCAAGAAGTTTAAAGACAAGTGAAAATACATTACAATAGATTTTATTACAAACCTTTACCTGATGAAGTTTGTATAAAAGAAAGTCCTATCGATGGTCATGGCATCTTTGCTGCACAAGATATAGAAGAGAACAAAGACTTAGGTTCTACACACATCAAAGTGCCAATGATTCTTACATACATAAGAACACCTCTCGGTGGCTTTATCAACCACTCTGATGAACCAAATTGTTTTTTAGATTGTACACAAGACTGGGATGACTATCTTGTGTTTAACATTATTACGAAAAGATCAATAGCAAAAGGTGAAGAGCTATTGTTAGATTACGAAACTTAAATATAATTGCGTGATCCACTCATTATATCATCACCACATTTCCTAAGATAACGAAGCAGTGATGCAACCTGACTTGTGCCACTGTACATAGGCAAACCAGTATTCAATTCTCGTTCGAGATCGTCAGGTTTGACTGCTTCGTAGTTCATCTCAACATTCCCCTCTTTATTTAAATATACTTCCAACAAAAATAATTTTGCTCTAGTTTTTGATTTCATGGCAAGGACTCAACTTATCTATGCGTAGATTGTAGCAATCGGCTTTGAACGTATAGCCGTTATCTAAATCGACATCCCCTTTTCTGTACAGAGTGGCTTTCTTGTAAAAGTTTTGCTTGGATATGCCACCAAGAATCCAAGCCTTTGTTAAATCTGTAAGTATGCGAACAAACACATACGCATCACAATCTTGTTTAGTTCCATGCAACGCTACAGAACAATCATAGTTGGGTAACGGTTTGGTGTTGCAACGTTTAGTCTTAACATCTATACGCATCCCATCCTTAACTAGATCATAATCGTATGTATTTATTTGCTTTGCATTAATACTATCAGCAACGACTAACTCACCTATCGCACCTACAACGTTGCTAGTGCCACCTGTAATACTTCCCTGCAATATGCCCACAGTAGAAGCTTTTTCCCTCGCACGGTTCATATAGTCGTCATTGATCGGTATCTCTATCATTAGCTTGCACTCAAGTCCACGACTTCGCAGGCATCTGCAGTGCATGCTAATTCACGAGATCCACTTGTATTATCTTCCTTTTCATACATAGAGAACTTAGTCCAGTCGAGTGATGTTGGCACACGCCCATTCCATTCGAGATATTCATCTGCATCTATGTCCTGATAAGGAGCTTGTTGATAGGTGTGATCGGAGAACGGCAAGAATGATACCCCTGATGCAATATCAAAGTTATCATACAACCATGCACCCACTTCCATCCACTCTTCTTCCTTTACAGAAATAGTAACGGATGGTTTGTGTTCACACCAGTTAAGTGCATAGAGTTTCCATAACTCTAGTTGCTCTATTGCACTCATCTCTGTTCTAGTGACTGCACCACTAGGAGATTTCATAGGAAACGAAAACACAGTAACACTATCAGGTTTTGTGATATCAGCTTCAAAAGGTATGCCTTCCTCTTTCATAAACTGTGTAAGTGGATCTTTGTTATCGCCACGTACAGTTCTTATATAAAAAGGATTGTGTCTAGCGTGTATACCTGACGCTGAATCAGTAAGTTGAGATACTGTACCACTTGGCTTCACGCATGTGATAGCCGAGCTTCTTGGTATGCCGATAGCATCTGCGTACTCTCTGTTTGTATCGATTGCAACTTGTTTCATTTCCTGTAACCAAACCTTTGAGTCTGTCATCTTTGACAGTACACCGTGATCCATAATACCAGTTAATGATACACCAAGCAACCTTTCTTCTTCTGTGTTTGTTTTCCAAACTTTACGTAAATATTTTAGATCTGTAAGAGTGGATTGAAACGTACCCAAGATTGTTGCAACT